ATTTCCCTACGAACGCTGTACTTCTTTAGCTCCTTGATTGACGACTCAATCTTTTCTTCAGAGTGGATCTTGCGCATAGATAACGAGCGAACGTAATCTATCAATGAAATATTTTCTTCAAACTTAATCCCAAGATCTTGAATTCTTTGAACTAAGACAATATCGTCAATTTGCTCGTCTCGCTCAGAAGCTCTCTTTAGAACAGCGAAGAGAGTTCTATGTAGAAGGGAATTGTCGTAAAAATCAGACTCTCCAATGAGGTGCATGAAATTAAACAGAACCTTTGGTTTCTGGATGAAGGCTGCTAGGACTTGCTTTTCTATTTCGAGGCTATATATCATATACAACGCATAATACATACGTCGTAGATATTGTCAAGGACTAATCTAGTTCTTCTTCTGCTTCAAAAATATTCTGAGAACATTCTTGAATATAATTTTCAATAGATTTTATTAATCCAGATTCTGTTATCTGTGATTCGCAATTTGTATAAATAATTGGAGTTCCATTCTCATCGCAATAAGCCATTATAAACCCTTTATAGCACTCCGCAGAGCCAGTTAGTTCGTATAATTGTCTTAAAATCTTATCTGGAAGCTCGAATTGCTTGAATTTTGGTTTATCCATGTAAATTATTTTACACTACCCCAAAAGTTTTGCGAAAAATTCTTCTGACAATTTGTCATCTGGGTATATTTGCAACAATTCTATCTTATTGATCTCGCAAAAATCCATTTTTTTATCATCTCTACGTATTTGACTCAAGAAATTAGCCCTAGTTTTATGAAAAAACTTAACAAACTGCAAGTGTTGCGCACCTTGCACTTCTATAGCTATACCTTTGGTGTGGTTGTAAAAATCTAGAGAGAGTTGAGTGCCTACCACCTTAAATTCTTCGTACACAGCATCATATTTCCAGTATTGATAAAGATACTTTCTAACTTCTGCTTGAAACTTACTGCGACACTTGCCGTTCCACTTTATTTTATATTTGTGAGCGTTTCTTAAATCTTTTTCTTTGCCGTAAAGGGTTTTAAATTTCATAAACGAGTGACCCTCCTGGTGCGCATCGTGGAGTGGCGTGGAGGGCTTTGTTAGGGTTATTTACACTAATTCTGTAATATTAGATTTAAAATAATTTATCAAAAACTCAGACAAACTTTTGTTTTCTTCAATAAAATTGAATACATTGGCTTCTCCATGAATTTTTTCTGGAATATCTGAGCAATACTCTTTAACTAATTCTTTAAACTCTTCACCAACAGTGATCCACGCTCCTTTTTTTGTAATAAACTCCCACATATATAGCAGGTCAACCAGTTCTTTTTCAACCCAGATTGATGTGCCGCCAGTTCTTCCATAGCGAATTGGATAAGGAACCGTGTTATTTGTTTTCTCATTAGGGGATTTCTTGATAGTAGCTTTAGCCCAATGACCAATAATTGGGTTAGTTTTGGGGCATACCTGCTTTTTTGAAGCATCTTGCAGAATCATATCCCCTCTATATCGAGGTTCAAATTCAATAATGTAATTAGCGAAGTGAAGCAAGGCGTTACCTCCAGTTGCAGATGTCTGACGCACAGGAGCCTTTGAGTATGGGTCGATCTTAATGTCTGCCCTCACTTGGCTAATGAAGATAGCCATATGACCCCTTTTTGTAAGCTTAATAGACATTCTCTTCATAAAGTTGGCCGCGATAACTGCACCACCAGCAACTTTGTTAGAATCGTAAAATGATTTTTCTATATCTTGTTTAGAAATCAATCCGTCAACCGAGTCTAGGATAAAACAATATTTGAATTTATCCTCGTTTTTTTCGACCAAAGTATGCATCGCATCAACTACGACCTCATAAATATTACTTTCAAAAACGAAACAAGTTCCTTCCACCCACTCTTTAGCTGAAAAAACAAATCTTACGCCAGATCTTTTCATCATTTCATTGGAAAGCCGACCTTCAGCTTTGATGTAAAACCCCTTAGATCCTGGGGTGTCGTTTAGCATATTTTTCATCACTTCTAGTGATGCTGATGTTTTGCCACCTTCATTCATGCCAACAAACCTATGAAGGCCAGGATTAAATCCACCATTAAGCATTAGGTCCAGTTGTAAAGAGCCACTTGACACCTTGTAATCAATAGCCTCTTCAAAGTTGTAATGATCTTCCTTTTTTTCTTTAAGGAACTTTTCTAGTAGTTCTGAATCTTTATCGCTCATTTAAATAGTTCTTTTGTGTTCTTTGGTTTATTGTCCACTGGGACGTAGTCGTTTCCAGTCTTTTCTCCTAAATTAAACGTATCGTATTTAGATAGGTCAGCTTTAAAATTGAAATTTCTCCATTTCCTATCCATCGGCTTCACCAATGGTTGGGAAACTATGTATGCGAGACTATCGTACTTCTTGGGGAATGTAGCTACCTCTAAGAATTCCAATGAGTATCTAGCCTCAAGATCCTTCAAAAGCTTCATCTCCCTAGCCCAGAAGAATCTTTTTTGATCCTTTGGTACTTCTACCAATCTGTCAATAACAGCTTGTCTTCTTTTATGCGGAGTTAACTTCTTTAAGGTCATTTGCTACCATCCTACGAACTAATGTAGCAAAGTCAACACTTTTCTCCCAATTTAAATCTTTTTGAGCTTCAGACGGGTCTCCCAATAAAAGTTCAACCTCCGCTGGTCTATAAAAGTCTGGGTTTACCTTAACTAAAGATATCCCAGATGTGAATTCTCCAAGAAGATTAAATTTTTCATCTACCCCGCTACCGCTCCAAGAACCTTTGATGCCAGCGTTTTCAAAAGCTAACTCTACAAACTCACGTACCGTATGGGTTTCCCCAGAAGCTAGAAGATAGTCTTTTGGGGTATCCTCGTTCAGCATTAACCAAACAGCGCGTACGAAGTCTTCTGCGTGGCTCCAATCCCTCTTAGCGTCCATATTACCCAACTCAAGCAAATCAAAGTCGAGATTACCTTCGGATAGGCATTTAGAAATTCTAGCCACAGCTTTGGTAATTTTTCTAGTTACAAACTCTTCTCCCCTGCGCTCGGATTCATGATTAAACAAATAACCTTGAATAGCAAAAAGATCATAAGAATCCCGCCAAACTTTGACAATTTGTCTAGCTGCAACCTTTGACGCGCCATAGGGGCTTCTAGGTCTAGACGGGTGATTTAAATCTTGCGGGCTATACGCAACATCGCCGAACTCTTCCGATGAACCAGCGTTATAGTATTTACAATCAGGGCAATACTTACGGATTGCTTCAAGTTGATGAAGGACTCCCATTGTATTGTTTTGAAAATGATTAACTGGCATTCTCCAACTATTACCAACAAAAGAATTAGCAGCAAAATTAATAAAATAATCTGGCTTAACCTCCTCAACGCAGGATCTAATGCTATGTTCATCCCCGAGATCCATTTCGATAAGCTCAAAGTTTGGATCTTTAATATGCTTAATATTATCGTGATTTGGGACGCTTAATCTACGGATAGTTCCATAGACCTTGCAGTCAGTGAATTTCAAAAGAAAGTCTGCCATGTATGATCCGACTTGCCCCGTTACGCCTGTTACTATTACTTTTTTCATTTTTAATCTATAAAATCTAATTGTGTTACTAATTCTTTATTTTTAATATCGCCCCAACTCTGCTCTCCTCTTGCATCTAAAAACCTAACATAAAAATCATCCGTAATATCAGCAACTTCACCAATATGAAAAAATAAATTAGTCTGGAATTGTTGGCCTGAGACGTATCCATTGGGTGAGTATGGGAACTCCCCGTGTTTTTTGATTATCTCTTTAATCTTATCTTTTGACGAACAGTATATTGAGACAGATGCATGTTTGCCGTGAGCCTTTTCCGATGCAGGGTCATTTTCGGAAGAAACCGCGCAAACCATTGATGTATTTTTATTCTTTTTAAATTTTTCGAAAAGATACTGGTCAAAATTATCGTGACAAAACACCCAGTCGTCCTCAAGAAATATAAAAAAATCAAACTCTTCTATATATTTAGATGCTGCTTGCGCGAAGCCTCCATAGGATAAACCTACATTCTCTCTATTTATTGTGACTGTATTGTATTTTTCTTCAAGAGGCTTGATTGCTTCGTAATACCCTTCTGGAATATCACCGTTAACAACAAAAGTTATCTGATCTAATTCATGTTTGTATTTAAGCAGGAATTCAACCTGGCTCTCTAGGCAAAAAAGAGGATTTAGTCTTTCTTGCATAGTCTGCCTACGTTTAGGCCCGAAATAATACACCACTATCAGATTTGATTTCATTTTAGTACGCGTTAACCGTGTCTGTTATATGATTTAAATTTTCTTTAGACAACCACCATCCGACTGGAATATTTACTAGGGTTTTATCAAAAATGTTTAAATTGGATAGTTCTTTTCTAATCCCGCCAAATACTGTATAAAAATCATTTCGAACATGAACCCTATCGCAACCTACTCCGTTCTTAGCCATATAATCAACAAAATCCTCCCTGTCATCTACGAGCATAGAGTAAATCCAGCTAGAGCTTGCCGAGTCTTTTGGCTTACGCATTTTAGTTACTTTGGAGTTGTTTATATTGGTGTCGTAATACTCACGATTAGCCATATGAGAGTTGATAATAAAATCAATTTCTTTTAAATTGTTTAAGCCTATCGAAGCATTTAGATTGTTCATGTGATACTTATATCCACTTTCCGCAATATCTTGGCTCCACCTGCTTGTACCTTTGTATTTTCTATCCAATCCAAACCATCTGATTTTTCTAGCTCTATCCACATCGGATTCTTTTTTGCAAGCGATTGCGCCTCCATCTCCGCACGTCAAGTGTTTGATTGCCTGGAAAGAGAAACACACAAAATCTGAATGACTTCCTATTTTTTCATCTTTGTATTTTGACCCAAAGGCGTGAGCGGCATCTTCGATTACCTTTAGGTTAAATTCTTTTGCTATAGAATGTATGCTTGTAAGATCGACTGGTTGTCCAGCCCAATGGACGACAACAATAGCTTTTGTTTTGTCTGTTATTTTTGATCTTATGCTATTTGGGCAGATGTTTCCTGTCGTTATGTCAACATCAGCAAAGCTCAAGTCAACACCCATGTTGTAAAATGGTTCGTTCGTTGCCATGCAAGTCATCGCTGTTGTGATAACTTCATCTCCAGGTTTTAGTCCAGCTAAAATAGCTGAAATGTGAAGGGCTGAAGTGCCGCTGTTTGTTAGCGCCACATTTTTGTTTGAAATGTAATCTCCTATAGCCTCTTCAAACTTATCGGAGTATTCGCCCTCGGTAAGGGCGCATTTTGAAAAAATATCTGACAGCGTTTCCGTGCATTTTGGAGAAATATAAGGTTTAAATAAAGGGATCATAGCCATTGTTTATTTTTGATAGTCCAATTGATTGTTTTTTGTAAACTTTTTTCTAAATCCACGGGAGGTTTCCACCCTAGATCAGCCAACTTATCCCCGTTTAGGGCGTATCTTAGGTCATGGCCAGGTCTTTCTGAATGGAAGTCCGTAAGCTCATAATCAGCTTCTTCGCCCATAATTTTTGATATAGTTTTAACCAGATCTAGGTTAGATATTTCTTTTACGCCGACAATGTTGTATCTACCAATAGAGGCGTCATGACAATCCAATCGCTCTTCAGAGTTCTGAAGAATAAAAATGAAAGCGTCCGCAACATTCCGAGCGTGTATGTAGAATCTAGTACCAGTTTTTGTTAAGTCTGGGTACGAGTGAATGTAAATTTTTTCTTTATTTAAAATAGATTTAATGACCTTGGGTACGAACTTTTCAACATGTTGTCTCTCCCCCACAATATTCATTGTGTTTGTTATTAAGATCGGTAGGTTGTATGTATTCGCATAAGATTCACAAAGGCTTTCACATGCAGATTTTGAAGCCGAGTAGGGGTTGCCACAGTTATGCCTATCTCCCTCTTTGTATGAGAATCCCTCCTTTGCGTTGCCAAAAACTTCATCGGTGGAAAAGTATATAAATTTTTCCAAATCTTCGCAGTGTAACCTACAGAACTCTAGCAAGCTAACAGTGGAATTTAAATTATTTTCAATAAATGGCCTCGGTTCTGAGATAGAATTATCAACATGAGATTCTGCCGCTATATGCAGGACATAATTTGTATCTTTAATTTCTTCGACCATACCTTCTGGTATTTCCGAGCAAAGGTCAAAAGCAAAAAATTTAAATCTTGGATTATTTAGCGCATTAATTTCATTCAACCTCTTTAACCCAAACGAAGAATAACTCATCTTATCAAAGCAGTATATATCCCAATCTGTAGTTCTTAGAATGTGATCGATAACGTGATGCCCAACAAATCCGCACCCGCCAGTTAGTAAAACTTTTTTATTGATATTCTTTTTCATTAAAATGCTGTATTTATCTATATTAAGGGACTCATCTATTATTTCAACAAAGCCTAAAGATTTATAAAGGTTGTGAGCTATTTTGTTTTTTTTCTTAACTAAAAGGTAAACCTCTTTTTCTTTTATTGTCTTAAAAAAATCCAAGTACAAGCGTTTCGCCAAACCTTTTCCCCTTTGATTTTTATGCAAATCCATTCCAACGAATAGTTTTTTATTTACAATGGAAGTTCTGAAATAACCCAACCTTTTGTTTTTTAAAAAAATAGTAAAGTAATTCGGGTTATTGTTTTTGAACCACGAAATAGTGTTATCTAAAGAAAACTTGGTAGTATTATGCAGCATGTTCCTGCATTCATTTCTAACCTCATTAAAGAACGATAGGTCGTTTTCCTCCATTTTTTTAATAACCATATTTACTTCATCAGTTGTTTTTGTATCTTTTTTCTGGTCTCTACTACTGACGGAATTTGCAGGTAATTTATTTCGTGAAACCCAAAGCTGGAATTTAAACCCTCTGGGTCTTCAGAGTACTGATTATTTAATAACGAAAAATGTTCGGTCGCAAAAAGAGAAGCGGTGTGGAAATCTGCTATTTTAAACCCACAGTCATCTAATATTTTTTTACAAAAAAGGCCGATGTACACGTCTTCGTTTTTAAAAAAGGCAGGTATTTGTCCGAATATATCTTCTGATATTAAATGATCCCCAAATATATCTAAGTGTTTTGGTAAGTAGCTATTTGATTTAAGCTCTTTAATTTTTTCGCATATTTTTTTGCTTCTTAATGAAAAGCCTCCATTCCCTACGGTAGCTTGATACTCATTGTTGATTGTGGGCAATTTTATTGGTGCGCCTATATAGTCGTATTTTAAAAAATCATTATTCCACGCATCTTGATTTTGTATAAAACCGTCACTATGGAAATTTATAGCATATTCAGTGTCAAAAAGTTCCGAGTAGTTTTCAGACACAAAGCGATTAAACTCCTTATACGGAATTTCATCTATCATTTTTATTTCAAAATTTCCTGGATCTATAGTTGGTTCTTGGCAAGTATAGATTATTTTTTTTTCAAAATCTAATTTGTTTGAAGAGTTATTGCCTATCTTTATTATTGAATCTATATCTTGATACTCCTTTTCGGAATAATTAGGCACAATGGATAAGTATGTTATTTTTTTAAGACTCATCTTTGTATTTAACCCATACCATAACCATCACCACGGCTGATAATAAGCTAAGTCCATAATTTATCAACCACCAAAAATCAAACCCTACCCTTAAAATAGTATAACATATAGCGGAGACATAACCTACAATAGAAAGCACAAAGAGAGAAATGCTTACATCTTCTACTTTTTTTGTTTTGATACTTTTAATTATTTGAGGCCAGATACAGGTACTAAAACAAACAGTATAAACTAGCCCTAAGAATTGTTCCATTCGAGCGCCTCCGATAGTGTGGGAAATTTATCCAAGAAAATACGCTTGCACCCTTCGGCTATTTGACGGTGTTCTTTTTGTGTTTCTTCTTGAGAGCGAAGATCAATGTAATGAATCCAGCTACGCAGAGAACCAGACATATACATTGTTGTCTCTGTAGATAGCGGCAAAAACATTCTAGCGCTTTCTCTAGCAACCCCAGCGTTTATTAGCCTTTCGTAGGTTTTGAAAGCAAAATCAGTAAAGTCTTCAATGATGCCAGAAGCTGGTCGAGTCATTTCGGCGAAAAACTCATCCATAATAACTGGGTCAATCGTCTCGTT